CGAGCGCGTCCATCAGGCTCCTGCCTTTCCCGGCTGCATCTGCATTGGCTTCTGCAGCTAATCTTGCTTTTGCGGCGGCCGCTCCAGCCTCATTGATCGGTGCATTTACGTAATCGATTTGATCTTTGATCTTTGGTGAAAGCTCGGAAAGTCGTTTCTTTAAATTGTTTATTTCTTCATCCTGCAGATCTTTATAGACCTTTGGGCGCGCCTCAAGAATCAATATATCCTTGCGCAAATCGCGCTGCTCTTTCAGCATATCGTTCAGCTCTGCCTGCGCGCGTTTCTGCGGGTCTATCTCGACACCCAACACGCTGGCGCCCGTCAGACCGACGGCAGCAAACATGGCAAACAGCGTTCCATACTCCTTTTGCGCGCGGACGGTTTGAGTAATGATGTTATTCAAGGCGGGCAGCATCGCCATACTCAATGACATACCGGCCCCGCTGGCACTGGCCTTAAGTTTGTCCAGGTTATCGTTGAAGTCGGCAGACAACCGCGCCGATTCTGTACTGACTTTGTTGTAGATCTTGCCTTCTTCATACAGCGCGGCGATTGCCGCGCCGCCCTGGTTGAGGAACGGGATCATCTCTTCGCCGCTCTTGCCCATCAGCTTGACAGATAGCGCGGTCTTTTCCACACCATCCGGCATAGCCTGGAAGATATCGGCCAGTTGGATCAGAGCGCCGGTTGAGTCTTTGGCGTCCACGCCAAACTTTTTGAACATCGCTGGATTTTCGGCGATGTTAGTCGATAGCTTTTTAGCTGCGCCCGCAACTGCTTGCAGGCTGGTGTCGCTCTGTTCGGCTGCGAATTTCAGGCCGGCCAGCTGCTCGACGCTGGTGCCGGTTTTTATTGACAGGTTATTGAGTTCGTCGGCAGCATCGATACTGCCCTTGATCATGCCCGCGAATGCCGTGATCGTGAATGCGCCCGCCAGCGTCCCGGCAATGCCGGATAAATCGAACATCTGCCGGGATACTCCGTCTACCGACTGTCCGAGCGTTTTTAACGCGCTCTCGGCCTGGGAGGTTGCTGCGGTAATGACAATTTTTGTTTCAGCTGCCATTTTTATTTACGGAGTACCAGCAACGCTTCGTTTTCCATTATGCGCAACGACTGCATCAGTCCTGCGCGCTCTTTTTTCTTGATGCCAAACTCGGTCAGCACTACCGGAATCGACTCGTAACGCAGGCCGATTACACTGCCCTGCACGACATTCCATTGCGTGCCAAGCGCTGCAAAAATCTGTAGCGCCTGCCAGTTCTCAGGCCAGCACTCGATAGCGTCAGGCTCTTCATCATCCAGCTTCAGCCCGAAGGCTGCGATTGCTTCATGATCGGGGGTCGCGTCGCCTTCGTACAATGCACGCGCGACCCGCCTCAGTTTTTTACGCGGCTCTCTGTCAGGCCGAGTTGCCAAGCACGCACGATCTCCTGAGCGGAGGGCCGATAGTTCTTCAGCAGTACTACGAGATTCTCCGGTGTGTAAGGGAGTGTCGATCCGTCCTCTCCCATCACGCCGCGCCAGTCGCGTAAAATTCCAGCCATAGCTTCGGCAACCGGATAGTCCTTGCTCTCAGCAAACCAGGCCGACTCCTGTTCGGCCGTCATGTGACGGAAGGTCATCGGAACTTCGACCGGATCGGGTTTGCCTGGTACAGTCATGCGCACCGGGCATTCAAATGTTGGATCTGGAATAAGTTTAATCATGATCAGAGCGCCACGATTCTCAGTTCGTCGTTGCCGACACTAGGCACACAGCGCACGTCGAAACCGGTCATCAGGCGACCGTTCAAATCTTCATCGACCGGGTTGATCAGTTGTGCCACCGGCGTGAATACGATTACCTTGCTTCCGGCGGTAGTGCCGTGCAGTAGGCCGATCGCTTGAGTTGTATTGGCTTTAACCGTTGTCATAAAGGTGACTTCCTGCGCAGCGGTCAGATCTAGGCTGATCTTGGCAGTGACATTCCGATCCGAAATATCAACCGACTCGCCGCCCAGTAGTGGAATATGGTTCACTGCGATTCCGGAATCGATCTCTATACCCTTGCTCGGGTAAGCCGTGCCGCCTGAGAGCGCTCCGAGCGAATAGGTGCAGCCGAACAACAGGTCGGTTGAAGTGACATCGGTCAGAACCGCCGGGGTCTTCCATGCGGTCAGCGTCTGCGCCGGGTTGGCTACTGCGGTGGCTCCGCCATCGATACCGATAAAACGGAAGCTGATGGTTGGGCGGTTTCCTTGACCTAAGCCGACCTTGAACGATCCACGTGCGCCAAGCATCTTGCGCAGTGCGCCATCCTTGTAATAGTAAATACTGAGCGATTCAAACGTAGCGGATATCGGGGTATATTCAACCCGCGCGCCGGCTGAAACGGCCTCTGCAAATCCACATCCACGCAGTAGCGGACCCCAGGCAGGTGCTGTTCCTGCCGCGCCAGAACTTTGCAGCTCGACATCAAATGTCGCTTCGACAGAGGTTGTTCCGACTAGCTGCTCGGATCCGCCCAGATATTCTCTGACTAGCGCGCGATCTACGTTGTTCGCGCTGAATTTGTAGGACGGGTTGGCGATCAGGATGGCGTTAGCGGCTCCAGACGGCACAGAATCCGTGCCGTAAGTTGTTTCGATCTTTGCCAAAATGGCGGATTTTCTGGTCAGGCGGCTCATGCTTGCTCCTTTGGTTTCGTGCGTTCGATAAGTATACGTTCGCCGGTAGTGTCATCCACTAGGTAGCTGCCACCCTCTGTTGGCGTGGCTAGTACTGGTGCCGGGGTCTGTGCGACCGGATCGGCGGCGATTTCGGTTATGTCTGTCTTTGGCATGTTTAAGCCTCCAGGCTAGTTTCGGTGGTGCGGAATTGCACCGCGTAATCCACTTCGGTATATGCGACGGGAACCTCAATCACATCGCGCATGCGGCGGGTAGGCTGCTTCTGAATATCGAATGCCAGTCCGCCGAGCGTGGGTTCCGCCATCAATCTGTCATAAGTTGCCACCAGCAGCGGATCACATGATGCCAATGCAGATTTTCCGGTGATCCCGCCCTTCTTCGCCGTAATACGCACTGTGATGATCAGGGTGTTGTCATGCTGTCCAATCACGGCGCGATCTGGCGGTGGCTCGTCACCCATGTAAACTGCAACAAACGGCAGATCGCTCAACTCAAAATGATAATCAGGATCATCCTGCACCCCTGCGATGCCAATGCCGGTAAGCGCATGGGTCGCAAATAAAGTTTGAATCGCTTCGGCGATCTGAAGGGCTTTGCTTGCCATTACGATTGATCCAGTTCAAAAATCATAAAACCCGTTTGTAGTGATTTCGATTTCATAAAAACCCCGCCCTTAATTTCAAAATAGCAGCGGCATATAAGACATCGTTTAGCTGTTCAAGAACCAGCGCTGTCATTCCGGATCCATCTAGTGTTGCCCGGCGAACCGCATAACCTACTCCGTTTAGCTCTAGCAACTTACCGCGCGGATCATCTGTGATCGCAGAAGACAGGCAGGTATATATCGGGTCATTCCCATCCATCATCAATAAAACTGTAGCGGCTGCGCTAGTAAATCTCCCAAGAATAGAAACGCCATTTAGTGTGGCCGAATCCGTCATGAGCTTTGCCGCCACGGCAGAGTTAACGCGTTGCTGGATGGCGGCGAAGCTCATGGTTTAAGTCTCAGCAGGGACGCTGGATTCGAGCAACATGCGTACCGTGGCAGATGGATTAGCCGCATTTGCTACCGCAATACCTACACACTGCTGCGCAGTTGCAGTTTTATTAACGCACTTATTAGTTGCATCCCAGAACAGACGATCGCCAGTGGTGATTGCCAGCGCTGAAGTCTTGGCAATATCAATGACACCTTCAGTGGTAAATTCACCGGCGGTGTTGGCCGCCACATCGGCAAGCGCGACTGCGAAAAGCGCAGCGCCGAACAGATAACCCGTGCCGGACGCAACTGCCGCTATCGGGGTCAGGGTCAGAACATCGCCCTCTTGAATATAATTTTTCATTATTACTCTCCTAAAATTGATTCGCTCTGCCACTCTCACGAAAAGTAAGAGTGGCTATGTTTGGTTAACTTACGCGCCGTCGTTCTGCACCGCACCGCGATAGTCGATACCCGCTACGCCGTAATCCAGACGCACCTTGTAGCGTGCACCGTCCACGTCGAAACCATTCTGGAGCTCTAGGTACGGGTCTTGTACGCCATCGAGGAACGCCACTTCCAGCACCGGTGCTTCGTTCGGGTCGGCGAAGACGAACCACGGATTGCCTGTCAGACGAGGACTGTCGATTACATCGCGGAACAGACCGTTGACGATATTTGGGCGTTGTAGCTTGTTGGCGGTATCCGGGTCATATACCGAGGTATTGACCACACGCGCTTTGCCGCCCAGCGACATCGGTCCGAGCCACAAGGCCGGACGCAGATCGAGGTAGTCGTTGCCGCCGACATCCAGCTGCTGCGCCATCAAAATGCGCGCCGCTTCGATGGTATCGATGGAAGGAACTGCGCCGGAGGTAACCAGGTTGCCGTGGTCGGCGTGGAACAGCGCCTTGCCGTCAGAGAGCAACGGGCCCATGCCACTGTTTTCAGCCAGCATTGCATATACCGAGGCTTCGATGCTGCGCTTGGCTGCACGGCCCAGCATGGCGGTCAGCGTCACCAGCGCTTGCAAATCGTCATTGACGATGATCTGGCGGCTGATGTTGATGATGTTGCCCTTGGTTCCTGCGGTGATGCTGGCTTTTTCGCCGTCTGGGATAGTCTTGTTTTTGAACTCGCCCAATTCGTTCAGCGAATCCAGGTTGCCGATACTGCCGACGCGGTAACGGTTATGCGCGCGGAAGTCGCTCACCGAACCGATGGCGCAGAAGCGAGACCAGGTATCCGGCGCGACGGCGTAGGCTTGCTGCAAGGTTTTGTGCATCACGCTTTCCAGAAGCACCGGGAAGTCGCTGGTGGACTGGGTGAAGGCGGCGGCGACGATCTTCATCTGATCCATCGAATCCACTTTGATGTTAGCCTGCGCCAGACACATACGCGCCAGTTCGGCGAGTTTCGCGCCTTTCAGCGGGTTACCTGCGCGGATCTGCACGTGGCCTTTTTCATCCTTGGCCGCACCGCGCGCCATGATGGAGTTAACCGCATCCGCGATAAAGCGGTCGCGACCGGATTCGCCCATAACGGCCATACCGCTAGCAACCGGCTCAGTATCCTTTCCGAGGTGATCGAGCAGCTTGTTATTGGCGGCCTGCACGGTACAAGCGGTATCTGACTGGCAAGCGGCCATTAATTCTGCCACGCCTGCGCGGGATTGAAATCCGCGATATGAGGCGCTGATTTCATTGCGGCGAACCGCTTCGGCTTGTGCACCGGCTGCGGTGGCCGCATTCACTGCGGCCTGAATTTCTGTTTCAGTTTTGGCGGCTGGTACTGGTGCCGCCGGGTGGGTTGCTCCTAGCATAACGGTCTCC